CTAAGTGATATGCTGTTCCTTAGTCAAGCCAGCATCATAGGTCTATACTTCGGCGCTACGGCCTATATGTCACGTAAACCGTAGAGGTTTACCATGATTATAGAATCCGTCGCAGCAGCCGGTGCAATCCTCAGCACCATCAGCACCGCTATTAACAAACTGAACGAGGTCGGCGATGGGGCCAGCAAAGCTGTCGAATTAATGCAAGGGTTTTCTGATGCGTTGGATGCTTTTGAGCGTGAAAAGAAAGACTCGATAATTAATAACCTTAGCTCACAAGAGTTACTAAAGTTAGAAAGCATTAAACATAGACGTGATCAGTGGGAAAAATCATTGCACGATATGTTAGTAATACATGATCCTGCCTTGCTCCAGAGGTGGGAGTCAGCTAAAGCACAACAAAAAGCCAACCATAAACGACAGATGGAAGCGATAAAGGCAAGAGCTGCTGCTAGAAAAAAAATGATTCAACAAATTTGGGTTATAATGGGCGTTACGGCAATCGGCCTGTTGTGTGCATTTATTTTGATCGGAGGGGTTATATTAATCTTTAAATGATTGATATATTAGTATAATTATGGCGAAACAAGCACAGCAAAAAACCGAAAGTAAAAAAAAATTCAAGAGCGGATTCGACAACAACAATTAAAAACCCACAATCAAGAGTGAATTATGTGGCAAATTAGTGCGGGATTAGGGTTGGTTTTAGCGTTTACACTTGGAGCGTTCAAACTCTACTATGACAAATCACAAGCTGAATTGGATGCGTTTCAAATAAGGCTTGAACAATCAATTCAAAACCAAAAAACGCTTGAAAGCACTATTGAAGACCAAAACGACAACCTAAAACAAACTATTAAGAATCATGATCTTATGCTTGCTCAAGTAGAGCGGCTACAGAAAGAAAACATAGAAGCGCAAAATGAGGTCACAGATATTAGAAAAAAGTTTTCGCGGCACTCGCTCGATGTGCTGTCAGTCAGGAAGCCTAAACTTATTGAAAACATCATCAATAAAGGCACAAAACAGGTGTTAAATGACCTTCAAACAATCACCAATCCGTATCAATTTGATGAAACTAAGCCTGTTACTAATACTTCTGCTGGCTAGTGGATGTTCTATACTCGGCTCAAGTCGGGATATTCCGGAAGTTGCTCCTGTTGAGGTAGTAACCGTTGTCGAAAAAGCCCCTGTTTATCACCCGCCTTTACCAAATGAAATAGTCCCGGTGCCGGTAGAGTGGACAGTATTGAACCCGGAACTAATGCAAACCTACCTTGATGATTTAAACGAAGGCAACGCGCCAACAAATGTCTGGTACGCTCTTACAACCAAGGGTTATGAAAACCTTTCTACCAACATGGCAGAAGTAAAAAGGTATTTGCGACAGGTGCTTAGTATTTTAAAATATTATCGAGACCTAGACGAAGAGGTGTCTAATGAAGATCAGTAGCGAAGGGTTGGAACTTATAAAGCATTTTGAAGGTTGCGAAACCACCGCCTATCAAGACAGTGTTGGTGTATGGACCATTGGTTATGGGCATACCAAAGGTGTGGAAGAAGGTCAAACCTGTTCTATCGACGACGCTGAAACCATGCTTGCAGACGAAATGGACGAGTACGAGGGGTACATCAACAACATGGTCAAGGTTGATCTGGAACAGCACGAGTTCGATGCGCTTGTTGCTTGGGTCTACAATCTTGGGCCAACTAACCTTGGCGAAAGCACTTTGTTAAAAGTTTTGAACGGAGGCCAGTTTGACCGTGTGCCCGATGAAATGAAACGTTGGAATCGCGCTGGTGGACAAGTCCTTGAAGGGTTGGTTCGCAGACGCACAGCAGAGGCTTTGATGTTTGAAAACTCAGACTGGAAGCAAGCCTAATGGCTTTACAAAAGTTTTTATTTAACCCTGGAATCAACAAGGAAGGCACTGATTACAGTGCAGAAGGCGGGTGGTTTGACGGCAATCTGGTTCGTTTTCGTAAAGGATTTCCAGAAAAA